TTACCAATCTTTACTATTGCTGCATGTGTTTTGGCTTCTACTATAATGAATCTCGAATCTTCATATACCAGTTTGAGATCCCCATAAAGTATCGATTTCACATATTCTCTAGTGTATACCATACCAGAGGAATCCGTAAATATTACTAAAGCGTTATATAAAGATTGAATATCATTAAATGAAGATATCTTGTTGATAAATAATGATTTATTATCCATATCACTTAATTTAGTCAACCTACCTAATAAATTTCCTTTGAATTGTTTCGGGCTTGTGATTGATATCGAATCATTGACTAAATCTTTCTGTTTTTTTGGAAATCTATTTAGCAAAGATTTTAATTTGTATTGATTCTCTATCTTTATTATTTCATCAAGTAGTTTCTCGTAATTATCGAAAGAATCTATATTAATATTAATGTTTTTTTTCTTTAAATCTTCTAAAGAAGTGAATAAATCATCAAGTTCTTTTTTTGGAATACCACTAAATAAAAGCTCTGCGAACTTACCCATCCAGCCAGACCTGTTTGCTTTTTCTAATTTGTTTCTAAGAGACTCAAAATCTTCTAACTTTTGCTTATATATTGATTTTGCCTTTTGAATATTTTCAAGCAAGAACTCATCGTATTTCTTTATCATGATTTATATATTAAATTTCCTTAAAATATTTTATAGTAACTTTGGTTTTCTTTGACGCTTGACTGATTACTTTCCGATTCGACAATTGTCATAGGTATAGATTTTTCACCTATCTGGTATTGGATTTGTAGTGGAAATTTCACTTCATCCTTGAATTTTAATTCGCCTTTTTTATTTTTCTCTACGTTGACCAAAAAATTTTCTATCCAGTAACTTTCGTTGCTTCTACAAGCAGTGTAGTTTTTGGTAAACTCTATTTGTTTTTTTGCTTTTAACGTTATATTATTTAAAAATGATAAAAACTCTTCGGATTTTATTTCATAATAATAGTCTATTCCATTTTTATCTAAAATATCTTTTTTTATTGAATATAATAGTTCGTCACTTCTCGTAATTCTTAACTTCACTGGTGTTTTATCCACTAAGTTCCAATCTATAATATAAGTTAAAGATAACATACTCTGTGTTATATTGTACTTTATCCTGAAAATATTCATCAGTTTTAAATATCTCTGTGTATTTTTTGGCAAGTTCGTATCTATAATTTCTTTTGCAATAGATTTAGATATTTCTTGGCCTAGAGTCATTTTACAGTATAATTTCAGTAAATTTTGATAATTAGTCAGATTTTCTAATTTATCCAAGTAGTGTAACAGTATTTCACACCATTCTTTATTAGGCTTGGAAAGTATGATATTAATAGCTCCTCGTTTTGATGCTTCGTCATCATCAATTTTGAATTTCCAGTTTTTATGGTATACCTTATGTACTTCCAAGGGATATTCCATAATATCATGTATTGGTTTTGGTGTAATTACAAATCCACTTTCTATAAGGTCCTTTTTCACTCTCTGCCAATTCGCCACTGGAGATTGGTTGAACCAATCTTTATATTTTTCAAAATCTTTTTGGCTAATAAATGTTACGTCAAGACATTTTTCAAATAAATTTTTAATTATTTTCATAGCGGTGGTAAAGCCTGACACACTGACTTTTTTTGAGAATTCTGAAATAACTTCTCTTAATTGATTTTTTTCTATTAAAGGTGACTTTTCTAAATATATCACAGCTTTAGAATAAGGTAAGCTCTTCAGTAAATCAATATTAATAATTTCTTTTATATTCAAACTCTGAACTTCAATTTTGTTACTAGTCAATAAATCTTTGATATAAGGTATCACTGATCCATCCATTATATCATGAGCATATAGTATTTTATTATCAACTGATAAAGTAAAACCTATTTTATAGAGTTTGTTAAAATTTTCCTTTGTATAATCTATTAGTACGAATTGTTTTCTACCATCTTTGGTATAAGAAGCAAATTGACTAGCACTTCTTACAATACACCATGAGGTATCATCTCCTACTTTACAAATTGCAGGATGTGTTTTAGTTTCTAAAATGATGAATCTATCATCTTCGTATCTCAAGATTAAATCATCGTCTAATAATGACTTTACATACTCTCTTGTATATTGCTTTCCTCTTGATTTTAAAAATCTTTGAAGTGATTGATACAAATCTGAATAAGTTTCATAAGAAGAAATGGCTCTGAAGAAAATTTCATTATTTTCAGCTTCGCCTAATTTTATAAATGATAAAGAATTTTGAGATAGTTTTTCAGGGTTAGATAGCCAATTCAATACTAAATCTTTTTGCTTTTTTGGGAACTTGTTAATTACTAATTTGAATCTATGAAAATTTAATTTTTTATCTATATCATCTAATAATGATTCGTAATTATTATATGAGTCAATATTTATTGGTATATTCTTCTTTTTTAAGTCTTCTAAACTATTGAAAAGTGCTTCAAGTTCATTATATGGAACATTACTAAAGAGTAACTCAGTAAATTTACCCATCCAACCAAGGCGATTTGCTAACTCAAGCTTTTTTTTCAACTTTTCATAGTCTTCTAACTTTTGCTTATATATAGCTTTAGACTTTTGAACATTCTCTAAAATGAATTCACTATAGTTCTTTATCATAACCTATATATTAAAATTTAAAATTAACAAATTAATATATAGTTTATGATAATTACTAGTTACGAATTATTCAATGAAGGAAATCAAATTGATTTAAAAATACTGAAACAGAAAGCTTTTGATTTTTTATATATATAAAAAAGATTTTCATGAAACATATAAAGTTATTTGATAAATTCAGCACTGAATTAAACGAAGCTTTTAGCAGAGAAACCGTTTTTTATAAAATTATTAATTATGAACATCTTGAGTCTATAAAAAATCTGGGATTATTACCTGGAAAGGACGGAGGCACTTATGTAATAGCAGAAGAGAATTTTGATGATTGGCTTGTTCCAAATAATTTATTCGGTTCTTTATTACAGGCGTTATTATTCTTTCCTGCTACAAAAAAGCAAAAATGTGCTCTTCTCAAGATTAAGGCGAAGCCAGATAAAGTTAAAGTTAGGAATGTCAGTCTTATGTTGAAGGACATGAAAAAATGGAAAGATTCGATGATAGATATAGATGATATAGAGGATACTGACTTCGAAATCAGTGAATACATAATTATGGACTTAGTTGATCCATCTAAAATAGAAGTAGTCAACGAATTCATGGCAGTTGAAGACATCAAAAAATTCAAGATAGAACCAAAGTCGTTGAAGGATTATATTTTTGGTTTATCTACTGAATTAGTAAAAGTCCAAAAAATATCGATGCCAAGACTAATCTTGAAATTTATTTGGCTTAAACTAAAATCGAAATTTTTTTAAATTTTATGGTGATGACTATTGAAATAATTAGTATTTTTATCTTATAAAAATATAGATTCTAGTAATTTTAATTATAGAGCCATCTGTCTTGTCCGCACCCCCAAATTCTGTAGTTTCCTAACTCATGCATTATCTCAACTTCTGTTTTTAGGGGATCATGTCCTTTTGCAACTAATTTCTTTTTGTTATAAGTGAATCTATGTTTTCTCACACCTTTAACCACCCACCAATAATTGGGATCTGATACCTTATCTAGACTAAACCCTAATGTTTTATATAAATTTCCATCGAACATTGATCTATCTGCATATGATTTTATATTTTCTGGCTTATATACCTTTACAAAATGCTTGAATAGTCTCGAAGCAGCTCCAACTATATTGTGATTTATTAAATTACAAAACCTGAGAAGCTCATATTCTCTTTTGCCATTTATAGCACGCCAACCAAATGTCATTAGACTAACTAGGTCCTCTCCATAATAAAGTCCTACTGACTTATTGAATTTAGAATAACCTTGTATGTGATTATTGTTTAAAAAATTTGCAGTAACTTCATTGTTACATTCTTTGATAAGACACTTCCTTGCCCATATTCTTTTATCAATTTTACCAATTCTATTTAGTATAATAGACTTGATGATCTCTTTTCTATTGAGCCAATCATCTTCCCAAACATGAATTAGCTTTATTCCTTTCTCCTCACACAGTTTAGTCTTTTTTAAATGATAGTTCTTATCTTTAAATAATTCTGAATGCCAATATAATCCATTAAACTCAATTGCTAGATTGAACTGTGGTAAAAAAATGTCTATATTCAATGGGCTAATAACTTTACTGCTTGTTTCTATTATATCAACGAAACCATTTAACCATTCGACAATTTCTTTCTCATAGCCTGACTTGTTATACTTCTTAATGGAATCTCTCGAATGTTGAGTATTCAAATAAGTTTCAACACCATACTTCTTTAGACAAGTTTGCTTTATACGTTCTTTAATCTCTTCTACTTCTAATTGATGCTCAACTCCATATTTTTCTAAATAATACTTCTTTGCTTTCAGTTTGAAGTCTTCAGTCTGAAAATACCATTCTTTCCCCCATTTTTCAACCACTGATTTTCTTATCTTTTCTTGAACCTCAGTATTCTGTGTTGTTGATTTAGAACCCCATTTCTTTAAATTAGTTTGCTCTTGTTTTTTCTTGATCTCTTCAGATTTGGCAACATTATCAGTGCCCCATTTTTCTAAGGTTGTCTTTCTTCTTTTTTCTTTGGTCTTCTCCTGTGATTGTGAACATTTCGCAGAACAATATTTTCGGTATCCATCTAACCAATTCTTATTAAAAGAAGTTCTTTCCCCACATTCACAGACAAAGTAATTCTCTCTGTCATTTACCCAATGCCAAATTTTTTGAACAAATTTCAAGTCTGAAATACCAGCACAGTAGTTATTAATTAAATTATATAATTCGGTATGATTATTTTTGAAGTAACTTTCCCGTAACCTAATCGAATGTTCTTGAACTATATCATTAATCTTTTTAAACTTATCCGTATACATAGAGCAAATGTCCTTTTCAATTATATATTAATTCAGAGAGTTGTTCTTTTGTCAATGTTTTCAATTCTTTATACGTAATTCTAATTAATTTATATCTATTATTTACACACCAATTATTTTTAATTTTATCGCTTTCTTGAATCTTTTTAAAATACTCATCTCCACCGAAGAATTCCTTTGATTCGAAGTGTTGTATTCCATCGAATTCTATAAACAAATTTAAATTATCTATGAAGAAGTCAAATCTATATTTAAATCCATATATTTCAACATTTTTTTCTTTTAAATAATAAATTGATAAGTCTTCAAGTAGCTTTTGAATTAATTTCTCACCTTTTGATGATGCGCAGTTAGGACAACCACATCCCATATGTAATATGTAATTAGGCTTTGTAGTCCACTTATTATCACATTCTAAACATTTGTGTAGCGTTGCTTTTGCTGTATCTATATACTCACCTATAAGCTCAATATTAGAAGGTAATAAAGACTTATATTTTTCTTCGGTGAATTTTTTTCCTGAACAAGAAGTACATCCAATTTTACTTTTTAGTATAGTTTTAGGTGAGCTGTAAAATTCTAATTGACAGTTGAGACACTTGTGTAGAATTTTAGATTTTATATTTCGATAATTTTCTATTGGAACAATATTTTTATTATAAATGTTTTTCTTGTATTCGGCTCCTTTCAAAAAACAATCACAATTAATTCTGTTTAATTCTTTTGGTTTTACCCTGAATATTTTGTTGCAGTTTATGCATACATGTTTTATAGATGTTTTACTATCTATGTAATCTTCCAATCTCTTGAGTTTATATTCTAAAAGTCTAAGGTCATATTCTTGATTGGTCAACTTTATGCCCTTTTTCGAGTAGTTCATGTAGTATTTATAAAAAAAGAAAACCTCTCCGAAGAGAGGTTTTCTGTAATATCGATATGTGTGATCGATTAGTTAAGTAACGTTGCAGCATCCTTAACGTTGATCAACATATACTGCTTTTGAGGGAACCAACCCACTTCAGCTACTGCATATCTAGAACGTAGAAGCATGCGAGGAGCGAAAGTTGCTTCTGAAATCAAGCTGATTGATTGAGCCATCAAGTAGGGCACGAAAATCAAACCAGGTTGGTCAGGGTTGTTCTTTCTACCTAAAGCGATTCTGTTGTCATTATACTTCATGTAAGGATCAACATAAATGGTGATATCACCGATTTGACCTACAGGATAGAGTTGACCAGCACCATTAACTTTAGATTTAACGGGGTTGATTGTATAACCAGCGATATCCATGAAAGCAGCAGCAAGACCTCCGTTTGTTACAGCGAACTGAGCAGGTCCGACACGGCCTTCAGTTGCGATGTAGTTAGAAGCATGTACCATCTTAGTGATGAGCTTTCTTTGAACAGCGTGAGTTGTTTCACCGCCAACACCAGATACATAAGCTGTATCGAGGTCGAATACGGTTTGGTTTGTGATAGTTCCAACACCACCACGAGGTGCAGAATCTCTGTTTAGAGAAGCGAGTTCGAAAACTTTACCAACGATCTGCTTAGAGATAGTCTGAGACAATTCGTTTACGAGAATGGATTCCATTTTCTGAACGATGTCCATACCAGTGTTAGCTTTGATATCTTCGATTTCACTTCTTCTTAGAGCAGAAGAAACCTCGATAGTGCCAACAGCAACACTCTTAGAAGATACCTTAGGTCCGATTACACCAGCATACGATAGATCATCGTTAGCACGGCTCATAGGATAGTTACCAACTCCAGTAGAAGTTCCAGTCCAGTTAGTAACGAAACCAGGAATATGATCTTCAAGTGCAGAAACGAGTTCAACACCATACCCAGTTGTAAAGCTGCAAGTTACGCCTGCAATTTTTACAATCTGAGAAGTCATAGAAGCGGTTGCATTAAATGTGTTCTTAGCAGCATCCCAAACATAAGGAGCAACATTACCGCTGTATTGACCAACGGCATTTGCTTGTCTGTAAGCTCTGAACATAGGATATCCATCAACGCGAGAGAAACCTAGGAACTCAACGATGTTAGTCTTAGAACCACTCTGAGGATCAGATACAGTAGCACCTGTCGAGATGTTGTAGAATACTCTACCACCTTGAAGTCCACCAACGGTTTCAGTGATACCACTGGTAACTAGGTTAGCAGTAAGACCAAGTATGACAGAGGTGTTTTCAACTGCGTTTACTTTAAATACTTGAGGTCTAGCTTCGTTAGTATCAACATCATCATATTGGAAATCAATATAAAGAAGATCAATCTTTGGACCAGGGGTTGGTTTTACAGCAACGAGATCAAGACCAATAGTCTGAGCAGCAATTTTCATTGCAACAGGAAGAAGGTTCTGACCAAGATCACCTGAACCAAGTGATCCACCGTTGCTTCCGCCATTCCAGTTAGTGCCCTGTAGAGCACCAGCAAGAGTAGAAGGTTGAGGAGCAAGAACTCCACCCATACCAGCGATACCAGCATTTACGTATGCGTTTTCGTTAATTGAGTGATACTCAGCGTATTCAGACATCCATCCGAGTCTTTCTTCGCCTTGAACACCCATGTTTTCAAGAACAGGAGCCCACTTTTTGTAAGCTTTCTGTGTGTCTATTCTAATGTGTGACATAATTTTTTTTAAGATTTTTTTTTATTTAATGTTTTTGAATTTCTCAAGGATTGACTTAACATCTTCATCAGACAATTTGTCTTCGAGGATCAAAGTTTCATGAGAAACCAATTTTTTGTTGCTAGCTTCATTTACTTTAAATGGTCTAGTCAACCAGAAATGTTCAATCTTCTCTTCTGTATCCAATGCAGGATAAAGAATAGCTTGTGATAGGAACGATTTCTTTGTGCTTTCATTCAGAGTTTTCCAGATAGGCTTAATGTTTTCAGGCATCAATCTGATAAGTCTTGTTTCCAAACTTTCTTCTTTAACTGCAAGTGCTTCGTTGATGTGGCTTAAAACTTGTGATCTGCTGAAATAGCTTTTTTCGTTTAGGTAAAGCTTAACTTGTTCTTGTTCTTCATTTGTTAGATCATAGTAGCTATCAACTTCAGACTTGGTTAAGAAAGTCAAGAAGTGTAGATCGTTTTTCTCTAAAACCTTACGTTTCTTGGCTTCTTCGATTAACTTATCTATGCTTTGTGATAATTCTGTGTCTGAATGACCATCATAATTATCACTAGTTTCGTTTTCTTCATCTGCTACTTCCTCAGTGGAGGGTAACATTTGAAAAGCATCGTCACTATATTCTTCCTCTTCATGAGGATTCATTTCTTCTTCTTCGGTAGTTTCTTTTTCTTCGTAGTCAGAAACCATTTCAAATCCAACCTCTTCGAGAGTAGGAAGTGTTTGGTCTTTTCCTTCGAACATTTTACCACCATTTAATTGCTCAACAATACGACCAGTATAACTTACAGTCTTGTCGAGATTTTCTGCGATATACTCAGAGTAGGCAATGTTATCATCTAAGTGTTCTGCGATATACTCAGAGTAAGCAATATTACCCTCAAGGTGTTCTGCTAAATACTCAGAGTAAGCAATAGTATTGTCAAGATTCTCAGCTAGATATTCTGCATAAGAAATGTTCTTGTCAAGATTTTCAGCGATATACTCAGAATAAGCTATATTCTTATCGAGGTTCTCAGCGATATACTCAGAATAAGCTATATTCTTATCGAGGTTCTCAGCGATATACTCGGAATAAGCAATATTCTTATCGAGATTCTCAGCTAGATACTCAGAGTAAGAAATATTCTTATCGAGGTTCTCAGCTAGATACTCAGAGTAAGAAATATTCTTATCGAGATTTTCAGCAAGATATTCTGCATAAGAAATATTCTTATCGAGATTCTCAGCTACATACTCAGAATAGTTGATTGCTTTCTCTAAATTTTCAGCTAGATAATCATTGTGATTAATGAGCTTTGTAGTAGTATCTTTAAGAGACTTATTCTCATTAACAACTACTTGTACTTTTTCTGCTAGGTAATCAAGATACTTAACGATCTTGCTGTTAGTGCTGTTCAACTCATCATAGTACTCGAGAAGTTGTTCCAGTTTTTTGGGGTTTAAGTTACCAAGCTTCATAGCGCTTTTAACTTCTTTCTTAGTAGATGCAATCTCATTGATGATATACTTCGAATAGTCAGTTAACTGGTTTTTGGTAACAAATTCATTCTTGTTCATTTGGAATAAATCGTTAATTTTTGATTCTTTAGAAATGTCATAAATTCTAAAGTTTGTGTTATTGCTAAATCCGAAGGATTCATTTATGGAACTCATCTTTGCAGAAGCAAAACCAGGATCAGCTACTATGTCATAAGTAAATAACTTTTTCAAAGTAACTGTACCATCAGATTCTGTTACACCTGCTGCTCTCGAAGAAACAAACAACGGACAACCGTCATTTACAAGTGCTTTAGCTTCTTTACCCCAGTAAGTATTCAATAGTCTAATCTGTCCATCAACTCTGTTTGATTCTTTGACATAATATGCCTTTTGAATCAAGTGTGATGCTCTAGATAAAGAGGTATCGAAGACGTCCGGGTGATCGAATTCACCATAAACTACACCCATCGTATTTATTCTTTCGTTAAGCTCTTCGAGACAAGGGATAAACTTTTCAGCGGTGTAGATTCTTTCGTTTCTGTTTTTTATACCGAACTCGGTAAACACACCACCTAAAAGATATCCTTTCGAATCATCTTGAACTGATTCGTTCATTGTCAACGGTTTGCTGTTATTTTCGACAATTAATACGGGCTTCATTTATTCAAATAGATATTTTTTTGGATAGAGTATATATTACACTTAAAAAACCTTATTTTATAAAAGGTGGATTTTTTATGTAAAATGGATAACTTCTAGAAAAAAACTATATAAATAAGAAGAAAAACAGGTGCAATAACAAATGATTGTAAACGAAAAATATAGCATTACTATAAATGCCTCTAATCATAAGCATTATTCGAAATGGTTCGACAATCTCAAGTGTGGTTTGACTATTGAGTGTGATCTGTTTCAGGTTCTTCCTAATAGTAGGATTCTCATCAAGGTAGAATGTGATGAGTGTTCTTCTCAGAAGGAAATCACCTATAAGGACTATAATAGTTATGGATACAAGAATGGAATTTACCTTTGTAGAAAGTGTAAGCTTAAGAAGAGCAACTTAGATAAGTATGGTGTTGAGAATGTTTTTCAAAGAGATGATATAAAGCAAAAAATAAAACAAACTAACATAGAAAAATGGGGAGTAGATAATGTCTCGAAATTAGATGATGTGAAGATGAAAAAAATAGAGACAAATAATAGTAAGTATGGAGTTGATTGGCCTATGCAAAGTTCTACTATAAAGCAAAAGTCAATTGCTACTTTGTTAGATAAGTGGTCAATCGAAAATATATCTAAACTACAAATTATAAAAGATAAGAAAGAACAAAACTACCTTCTGAAAACAGGATATAGAACTCCTTTTAATGACCCTGAGGTCGTTGAGAAAATATCATCAACTAACGAAATAAAATATGGAAATAAGTTTTCAATAATTTCACAAGATATTAAGGAGAAAATAAAAAAGACAAACTTTGAAATTTACGGTTTCGAAAATCCAAGTAAAAATAAATCAATAGCAAAAAAAATCAAAAAAGGTGTAACAGAAACTTTAAACAAGAAAACTTTCGAAAACATTCAAAACCTTTTGCAAATTGATTCTGAAAATAGAAATTTCCTAATCTTTTGTAATTCATGCCAACGTGAGTTCCTTATAACATGGTCGCTCTTTTATAAGAGAAGAGAAACAAATACAGTTATTTGCACCAATTGTAATGCTATTGATAAGCATCAATCTGGATTAGAGATCAACCTTTATAACTATATTAGAGACATCTACACTGGTGATATAATTAGAAATCACAGGCTAGATGGTAAAGAAGTAGATATTTACCTTCCAGAAATAAAAACCGCTTTCGAGTTCAACGGAGTTTATTGGCATTCTGATTTATTTAAACACAGAGACTATCACAAAGAAAAGTCTGTAATATGTCAGAGTAACGGTATCAATCTATTTCATATTTGGGAAGACGACTGGTTATTTAAAAACGAAATAGTAAAGTCAATGATTGAGAATAAGATTGGTCTTACAAAACGCAAAATAATGGCTAGGAAGTGTTTAGTAAAAAATATAGAAAGTAAGCCTATAATTTACGATTTCCTACAAGATAATCATCTCCAAGGAAAATGCCAATTTTCTTATGCGTTTGGGTTATTTGAAGGATCAGAGTTAGTAAGTGTGATGACTTTCATAAAAAGAAATAATTATTTGGAATTGAATAGATATTGTAGTAAGATTAATACAATTATAGTTGGAGGTGCCTCAAAAATCTTTTCGGAATTCCAAAAAAAATTTAAATGTGATGTTGTGACTTTCAGTGATAATGCTTATTCCACTGGCTCTATTTACGAGTCACTTGGATTTGAGAAAGTTTCTGATTTAAAGCCAGATTATAGTTACCTTGTTGAAGGCATAAGAAGACACAAGTTCAACTTCAGAGGAAAAGAAAATCGGCATCCGAAAATTTGGGATGCTGGTAAAATTAAATATATTCGGACATCAACTTTTCGAACTCCTGAACACTGATTAAATTTAGAAGTTCTCTTCTTCTTCTTTCCAATAGTTGATATGTTAATGGTTCATCTACTTTTAAAAGTTCTTGCTTTCCTCTTGTTATAATTCCACAGCCATAATCAGTATCTACTACTGCCATATATAGATCTGACCTAGTTCTTCTTAGTTCAACAAAAGCTCTCCAGCATGTTCCTGACCAAGCGCCACCGTAATATTGTTCAGTTTGTTGTAATTCTTCAGTGGGGTTCATATCATGACAAATTATCCAACCACCATCATTTAAGATCTTAATTGAATTTTGTATATCTCTAGCTACTTGTTTTTCGGTATGCATTCCATCTACTAATACCAAATCAAATTTCGCTTTATTGAACGCAAAAAAGAAATCAGAGGTTTGTAGTATTAATGCTTTTGAATTAGGATCTGGGTCTACACCTAATTTATAATCACAATTTATCATTTTGAAGTTTTCACCATCACGTACTCCAATTTCTAGATAGCTTTCAGCTCCTATTTTTGCGGCAATTCTGTTTATTATATCTGTTCTTGTCATTACCTAATTATATGTGTATACTTATGGTTGTTGAAACTCAACTTCAAAAATTCAATATAATTGATTATGATTATTACTCGTGAAGCCAAGGTAAAAGTAAATCAAACAAACCTAAGCTACTTTGAATCACTTGGTTACGAAGCCAATATTGGTGAGACATTAACTATACCAGTCGAATTATTATCTACCGGGAGTCATCAAAAAATAGATTGTAGGTGTGATACTTGTGGCTCCATTAAAAGTGTTATATTCAAAAATTATTTGAAGTATGGAAACAAATGGGGCACTTACTACTGTAGGAAATGTTCAGAGCATAAACGAAAAAAATCACTTAACTTGAATTTCGGAGTTGATTATCCTATTCAAAATAAAGAAATAAAAAACAAGATTCTGAAGTCTCTCAATAAGAATAAAAGATCAGATTAGAAACTGAACTCGCCACCACCTTCAGCTGGCGGTGCTTGTGCTCCTCCTTGTGCTGGTGCTGCCTGAGCTTGTGCTCCACCTTGTGCTGGTGCCTGAGCCCCCATTTCTCCACCCATTTCACCGCCTCCCGTTTCTCCACCTTCGCCGCTAACTTCACCACCCTCAGCAGATCCTTCACCACCCTTGAACTTGATCCAGTATGCTTTATTTTCTTCTTTCTCTTCCGTTGTGAGTTTAAGATATTTATCAATTAAGAAGTCAATGTGGAAATAAGGTTGGCCGTCACCAGTTTGAACTCCTAATAATGTAGTCATAATACCAACTCTCTTTTCGATATTTGCATTTCTTTTCCATTCTTCGAATAAAGTATTAGAATAAAAAGTTATATCTACTTGATTAAGAAAAACTTCATCTTCCTTTAGCTCTGGAAACTCAACACACATTTGAAGTCTCAATGGCTTTACTATTAATTCCTTAAAGTTAGCACGTAATCTATTCACAAAATTACTGAACATAACTTCATCTCTTGTTACTTCAGATGCTTCGCTATATACATTTCCTCCACCACTATCTTTGTCTAATCTTTGGTTCGGTATTTTAGACGCCCTTTTTAAAGCATTATAAAACCATTGTAAAATATCACTTTCATTAAGGTTGTGACCTTGTGGACTTACCAATTCCATGTTTGGAGTTCCTGCATCCCCTTCTGGAAACCATATTTGCTTATTATAAGGTAGATGCTTTCTGCCATTAATTGAAAGTGTTCCAAGTGAATCATCCCACTCAACTTCTTCAGAATAGTCTGCAATAAGTTGCCCAATTTGTTCTTCTGCTCTTTGTCTTGACAGACCTTTTACAGGAACAGTGAACTTTTGATAAATCATTGCATTAACAACATTGAACATAATCCTAGTTTGCTCAACAATTTTGAGCTGGTTATACGGCTTAATTAACCCTTCTACATATGATGTTTCAGAATAATCATTTTGAGTTGAATATGAAATAAATACAATTTGTGAATCAAGAAAGATTCGCCTTAACTGTGGATCTTCTGGATATTGTATCCATAAACGACCTATGCTAGGCTCAAATCCTGGAACAAGTGTTTCAGGTCTTAATCTATTAAAATAAATTATGTTTTTCTTTTTATCATCCCAGACTATTTCTAGTGCAATATAACCATCAATCAAGAAATCTTTCATGAGATTCCAAGCTGTTATGCCATCTGAGAAACCAAAAGCGCGATAAATTTTTTCAAAGTACTCTTGATACTTATCTTGAACATCCTGAGGAAGATCGTTATTTAGTGCTTTCGGAGAACAAAAATCTTGCTCATCGTTGTATATTATGGATTCATCGGTTATCCTGGCTACAAAGTCTCTTATCTCATCTTTAATAGAATATTCACGAAGAATTCGTCTTTTATCAGAGTATGCCCTGTCTAGGTAAGGTATAGATTTTGAATTTAGAACTTGCGCAACAGCCTTCTGTGACATAAACGAATACATATCACCTGATTTAACAGCATATGGGTCCTCGTTAATACCGACACCGACAGTGTTTCTAACTATCATATCGTCATATTTCATACCCCACGAGCTGAGGTTTCTAAGTATTTTACTAAATACTCCTTTATTTTCAATCGCAGAGGAAACCAATCCAGACTGTGAATTTTGCGGATTATAAGATGCCATGGTTGTATATATTAAAATGTGGTCTCTTATTTTCCATATTTTTGGAAGCTATTTTTTATTCTAGATATATGATCTTTTAACATAACATAATCTTCAGAAATTTCTTCACTTATATCAAATAATTCCTTCATCATTAGCTTAGACATTTCTTGATGTCTTTGTGCATGTTCTTTGAATTTAGCAGTCCATATTGAATATAGTTTATTTGGATCATAGATATTTATTGGATGTCCAGCGTTTAGAAATCTAGGAACTTGAGTAAGTGATATTTTGTGAACAATTTGAATTTGGGCTACGTTATATTCTACTATAGCATATTCAAACCCCCATCTAATTAACTCTTTGTAAACACCTTCGTATGTTACTGCTAATAGAGCATTTGTTTCGAAATCAGATTCTTTTAAAAACTTGTCGAATATAGTAACTCTTACTTCAATAGGTATAAAATTTAAGTTGACCGCTAAAAGAATAATAAGATTGTCGAATTTCTTAAACGATACAGTAAATACTGGAGAATATTTCATCCAATTCGAATCATCGAGATAATGTAGAAAATAAAATCCACCGAGCGCGATTTGCCCTCTTGCTATAGCGGTAATCTGTTCTGTGCTTTTATTATAATTTTCGTAAAAAAATAGAGAATTATTTTTGTAATTTTCTGCTTCTCCATTTCCATAAATTAATTTGGATAATTTTACCCTTTCTAAAAGTTCACCCATGTAATATATATAAAAAAGTATTTTTTAAAATGATTAACTCTGCACCAAACAATTCAAAATATCACCAGGGAATTTACCATCCAACAAATAAAGATAAAGTAATTAAGCTAAATGCCATGGGTGGATTATATTATAGATCTTCTTTAGAGAAAAAAATGATGCACTATCTTGATTTTAACTCTAAAATTAAGATGTGGGGAGCAGAGAATCTGAAAATACCCTATCAGAAAACAGAGTGGCATAACGAATCGCAGCAATTAAAAACCACAGAGCATATTTATTATCCCGACTTTTATTATGAGATTCAAAATTCAGATGGTTCAATAGAAAAAGTTGTAGCAGAAGTCAAGCCACATAGTGAGACGATTGAGCCGAAATTGGCTACCAATCCAACAGTAAAGCAATTACGTAATTTTGAATATGCACTAAAGATGTGGAATAAGAACCTTTCCAAATGGGAGTATATGATAGATTGGTGTAATAGAAAAGGAATGAAGTTTATTATAATTACTGAGAAAATATTAGGTTAGAAACCAGTTCCGATATTATTGCCTACAACCGCAAATACTTGATAATCAGCAAGAGTGAAGTTTATAAACATTGCTTCTTGATAAGAAACCATATCCCTAGTAAATTCGACTTTGAGTGTGTAGTCCATATCAACTAATTCAGGAATGAACTCAGCTATTTGTCTATTTATAATGTCTTCTACAAAAGAAGCTGATACCTTTGTTTGAAAAAGGAACCTCTCGAGATCACAACCAAATGTAGGTAATCCAAGAACTTCGCCTTTATTCGTAAATAAGATCATTTCATATTTTTGAATAATAACAGAAATTACATCATCTTCAATTATTCTTGCATCTCTAAATTTTGGATGACCAGGAAATTTAATATAAAAGTCTCTGAAATCTATAGCAGCCATTCACTATATATAAAAACTACTAACTCATTAACTTGTTAATCTGTCCTATAAGAGAAAATGCAACAACAATGGGATCAACACTTGTTTCTAATTGCTCACTTGCTCTTGCTATTTGATAATTTACTTCGAATAGTTTAGTCTTTAAATCTTTACGATTTTTAAGTAACCAAGATGTAAATGGTGTTCCTAGAAATTTAATCATTGTAGAAACACCATCTGGTCCAAATTTATCATTAACGAAATGAAAGCATGTTTCGAAATCTAAATTACTGTTACTGATCATCTCAAATAACTGTAATTTAGTTTCTTCATCTAAGCTAGTTATATTTGTGTCCCCAGTCTGCGCATAGTATTGTATTCTATTCAGTAAGCTCCTTAAATCTGGATAAGTATCATTGATTAGTTTTACAAGAATTTCCCTCGTCATTTCTATATTTTCCTCTGGACAAATCTTAGTCATCACTTTAGTGTAAATGCTTCTTTTCAGAAATCTTTCTTCTTCTTGTGACTGTGCATCGAAATTAACTAGAAGCATTCGAGACTTTATTCCATCTGAAACCTTATCTAAATGATTAGTATTAAGGATAAATCTAACACCTTTTGTCGAGTATTCTTCGATATATGCTTTTAGGGCATCTTGATACTGCATAGAAGTTCTCTCAAACTCGTCTAAAAAAACATATTTAGTCGAGTCTGATTTTGAATCAGGTAACAAATCTAAACCCATGTAAACTTGTGAACAGAAATCATCAACTTTTGTTCTGAGTGTATCAATTGATGTATAAAATGAACTATTTAGCTCAATGAAGGGTTTATCTTTTGACCATTTACCGATGAGTATTCTAGCAAGTGTTGTTTTTCCAGTTCCGAAATGTCCGTATAAAATTACATTTTGTTGTAACCCTTTCTCGAAGATCTTTGCTATTCTTGGTAGAATTATTAGGTCTTCCATTGTTCTAGGGCGCCATTTTTCATTTAGTAAAAGTTGCTTCATAATCAAATAATGTCCTTTTATAGGTTTCAGATAATGTAAAGTTCAATATATAGATTATGAGAACCATTAAAACATTTGAGCAGTTTTCAAGTCCGGGATTGCTGTTACCTGGGTTTGAAAAATATTTACCACAAAAAATTGAAGTCTTCAAACAAGTAGAAGGACAAATGCTTGATAGGACTTTCAATATAGGTAACATCATTGAAAATGCCAATATGACACAGATAATTTACACAGCCGATAAATCATTATTTGGTCATCCAGATGAGATGTCAATGGATATTTACTACCTAGAAAACGGTTCAATTAAATTAGACTTTGATATTGCCTATGGTAATATAATTACTTGTGAGTTTTCTTGTCGACCACCTAATGATATAGATATCATACAATATACATCTTACGGTTCTAAGTGGGATCCGTCTAATACACTTTTTGCACTTTCAGATGAGACTATTAAAACTTTGACTAATTTTATTAACATGGTAGAAGGATTTAGTATTACTGAAAAAGATCTCTATTTCTTAGCAAAAAGATAACATAGCTATTTTATGTAAAATTTTGAAAAAAAGAAGATTACATTTTAAAAGCTAAAAAAGTAAAAATATATAATTTTAATTTATGAGATTCAATAAGCTTATAATCAACGAGTCCTCAATCTCTAACAGAGAAAAAATTGAATCTGTTCTAAATCAACATGGGTTTTGGTGGTTAATTGATTCTGAGATCGAAGATGCTATAATCGAAATCAAGAACAACACGATTATTTGGCATTCAGGTAACTTTTATGCAGGTATATGGCATTATGGTATTTGGAAATCCGGTAACTTTTATGGTACCTGGGAAAATGGAATTTTCGAGAACGGTAAGTTTGCTGGTAAATTTCTTAGTGGGATAATACCCGATAATCTGCTTCCAAAAAAATAAAACTAATCAAATGAGAAGAAGAAAAACATTATTGGAGAAAGAAGAAATGCTATACAACGGAAATAATTTTAGAATACTAAATGAGGGAAATCAAGTAATATTTGAAATCGGAACCTTCACAACTCTTGATATGGCAGAAGCAATCGCACTCATGATAAGATTGGATATAGCTGAAGATAATAAAGTTTGGTCCTTACCAATTGATATCTTCGATAAAAATGTTTTTCCTGAAAAAAGCCTCTATTGGTTGAGTGGTGGTGATTCAGAATGGATTACACTAGAGCATTATTCTGATAGTTGGTTTAACTGTCTTTTCGATTTTTGTAGTAAATGGTCTTCTGATATAACAAATGCAGTTGATAAAGCAAACACATTGGGCGACATCAGAAACTATTTTATAAAGGAACTTAATTTACTTAGAATCTACGAATGGGCAATAAGTAAAGGTTTTACAAGATAGTTTTTTAATATATACCGTCATGAGAGCAGTTTGTCAAAATAAATGGTGTAAAGCACCATTTGAGAAATCAGAACAAGACGAAAAAAAGATTTGTCCAAAATGTATATCAATGGCGAATGAATTATCAGGTGGTGTTGAATGGGTAGATAAAACTTACGAAGGGCCAAGATTTGATGGATTACCCCACCAGTTGCAAATAAAAGTTAATAGAAACTACAAATGAAAGCATACTTTGTTGATTTAAATTGTTTAATCGAAATCGAAAATAAGGCTTGGATAATAGATAAGTCCAAGCCTAATATTCCTATCATGAAGATAAGTAAAGAAGACTTCAACTTATTCAAAAGCGCCATTTATAAACCGCAAGGAAATAAAGTAGTCTTCAATGGTCAAACCTTTTGGTTACCCAACTCCATTTACTCAAAATTAAAAGTAAAGCTGAAAAATTCTGACGCTGGCTTAGCCAATCTGGCAATTTCTTTACAGGAGTTTATGAATAGGGAACTTATCGAGAACTTGGAATTCAGTCTAAATGATTGGATGATGAATCAACTTAAAAATAAGACTGATGATATTTATATAATTTGTTCAAAACAAACCAAATCCAATTGGTCGTCAATCATCGAAAAACTAGAAGAGAAACTACTCGATGAAGGTATAAAAATCAAAAAATTTTATTTTATTTCAGAGACATTTTACAATCAAAATGAAGATGAAATTATTTTCAAAAAAGCAAGACTTTTTTTACAACATTTAGTTGGATACCAAACAGACGATAAATTATTTACTGATGTCGAGCTACAAAGATACGATCAAATACTTTTTTATGATTCAGCTAAAATAGTTCTTTCACTTACAGCAGATCTTAATCCTATTTTGAAATCATTACTATCAAAGACTGGTGATGCAATGTCAAGGATAGTTAAAGAAAATATTGACGATTACAAACCTAAGCTAATTGTAAATTGGGTTTCCGATAATCAAATAAATAAAGTCGTAACTGAAAAAATAACCTTAGACTACTCTAACTTAATTAAAAGTTTCGAGAGTTTCTTTCTTAGAAAGTAATTATTTATTTTTTAGGTAGCTATCGATCATATCATTTAGATTTCTAGTATCAGTAATTTTAACATCCTCTTCGTTTTCTTGGATTTCGGATTTCACTTCTTCCGAGGTCATTTCATTTAGACCTAGATCCTTTCTTAACTCTTTGTAGAACTTTTCAAGATCGGTCCTTTGTGTTGAAGAGAATTTTGAGTTTTCTCTTATTTGTGAAATAGTCTGATTTACAACCTCGTGCATTCTTGCGGAGTTATCACCATTATCAACTTGTCTGAGTTGTGTTAGAAAGTTTTTCCTAGTCATTCTCGAAAGAAAAATAGTTTCTGCATAAATAGCAGCGTCTTCTTTCATTTTATTTTTTATGTATTTGTGATCCATAATTTTTTTTGAATCACCTAAATATAAATCAACTAGGCTCTCAAGTAATGAGCTAGCTTGATCTATCGACTCAGTGATATCTTTATCATAATCATATATTTCAATTTCACCTAAATCAGGTAAGTCATCCCTTTTAGCTAAGTATTTGGATACATCGATTTCTTGTTCTTGTTGAATCCTTTCGAACTCAGTTTGTAACTCGTTTATTTTATTTTCCTTTTTATGATTTGCCATATTATTTTTATATTTTTAGTTGTTTTTTGTTGGAATGAGAATTAATTATATATATATTGAAATTTTATGGCTAATTCTAAACAAAAGCAAGAAGAAAGAAAATTTGTTTTCACTTCAAAAAATGTCGAAGAAATAACAGATCAAATAAATGATGGCTATGTTATAAAGCGTTATCAGAACCCTTGGTTTAAAGGTGAGATTGGTGTAAGACGCAGTGGTATTACTTTTGCTATGACGCAAGAGGAGATACAGGAGTATATTAAATGTAAGTTAGATATACACTATTTTGCTGAACATTATTGTAGAATAAAGCGCGAAGACGGAAGCATTGGTAAAATTAAGTTGCGACCTTATCAGAAAGATATCTTGGATCTCTATACTAAAAACAGGTTCAGTATTCTTATGTCTAGTCGACAATCTGGTAAAACAATTAATGCTGCTATAACAATGCTACATTTTATACTTTTCAATAATGACAAGAATATAATGATTGTAGCAAACATAGCTTCTACTGCTATTGAAATTATTGATAAGATCAAGTCAATTTACATCCAGCTACCTTTTTTTCTTAAAAATGGTATAAAGAACTGGAACCAAAGAACGATAATATTCGATAATGGATGTAGAATAAAATCTTCTGCAAGAAGTAAAACACCGGCAATTGGTTTTACGATTGACTTTCTATATCTTGATGAGTTCGCACATATTCCATCAAACATCATTGTTCCATACTATACCGCCGTTTATCCAGTTGTTTCTGCAATAGAAAATTCTAAGATTATTATTACATCAACACCAAATGGAATGAATTTATTTCACAAGCTACTTATT